CAGGCCACCTTCCCGTTGACCGCTGGTGTCTACGAGATTTCTCTGGATGCTTCAGTTGTCAACGTGCTTGAAGCTGTTATTCGCCAAAACGACCAAGGCACCAACACCGACGTCTACATTGAGCGAATCAGCCGGGAAGACTGGCTCAACGTCCCTGACAAGACTACACAGGCCCGTCCTGCGCAGTTTTACGTTGAGCGCACCAATATCCCCAAGGTGTACTTTTACCCCGCTCCAGCGGCCGGATACACCTTCGTGTACTACCGCATTCGTCGCATCCAGGACGCCGGTGCCTACACAAATACTTCGGACGTCAACTTCCGGTTTTTACCGTGCTTGGCATCGGGCTTGGCGTACTACCTGTCCCTCAAGTTTGCGGCTGACCGGGCTGGCGCTTTGAAAGCGATCTACGAGGAAGACTTCCAGCGCGCGGCCCTGGAAGATCGAGACACCGCCAGCGTGCAGTTTGTACCGGACCTAGGGGTATGACATGGCATTCGCAACGGGCATATATTCCTACGGACTGTGCGACTACTGCGGGCAGCGGTACAAGTACAACATCCTGCGCAAGAACTGGCGCGGCTTCATGGTGTGTCCCGACGACTACGAGCCGAAAGAGCCCCAGCTTGAGCCGCTTCGCTACAACGGGGACGCCATTGCACTGCGCGATCCGCGCCCCGATCGCATCGAGCCTGTCTCTGTCTTTGTGGGTGCCCCAGGCTTTACCGCTTTTCAAAGCTATGGCAGCGTTCGAGGTGGCACCAATATGCAACCGTACATCCAAGACCAAGCGCTCATTGCGCAGGGCGTTGTTGGCACAGTGACTGTGAGCATTTCATGACCTACGACGAACTTGTTACCAACATCCGAAACTACACCGAAGTGAACAGTAATGTGTTCTCTGCAACGGTGATCAACACGTTCATCACAATGGCGGAGAACCAGATTCTTCGCGAGATTGATCTGGACGTGTTTAAACTCGAGGCGACAGGCAGCATGACCCAAGGCAACAAGTTCCTGGCCGCCCCTACCGACCTGTTAACGCACCGTTATATGATTTTGACGCCCGCCAGTGGCGATCAAATCTTCTTAGATTTCCGTGACACGTCCTTTATGAAGGAGTATTGGGCCAATGGCAGCACGCAGGGCACGCCCAAGTACTACTCCGTGTGGGACCAAAACACTTTCTACATTGCACCTACGCCAAACCAGAACTACAGCGTAGAGCTGGGGTATATTTATCGCCCACCGCAGCTGTCGTCGACCAATACGACCACTTGGATCAGTAATAATGCACCTGAGGCATTGTTGTATGCGTGTTTGATTCAAGCCTACAGCTTCACAAAGGGGCCCGCTGAAATGATGCAATACTTTCGTGGGGCTTACAAAGAGGCTATTCAAGGCTTGGGCGCAGAACAGCAGGGCCGTCGCCGCCGTGACGAATACCGTGACGGTATGCTTCGCCTCCCACTTAAATCGGAGTCACCTGGACCATGATCACAGCACCTTTGCACGTCCCTGTTGGCAGCGTCTTCGTCGAGACCACGCAAGCACGTGGCTGGACTGTGGAAGAGTTGGCCGCCCGCGCGGCCGATAAGATTATTTACGTTGGCGACCAGTCGCATCCAGCGGTGCAGGCGCAAGCCCGGGCGTTTAAAGAAAACGTTAAGCACGTGGTGGCGTTCTACCTTAAAGAAGCCGTTGAGCAGGACCGGGCGACACTCGCCGTGCGCCTGCGCGAGGCCGGTTACCCCGACTTGGTTCATTTGTTAGGAGATTAAAAATGGCATTTTCAGGCAATTTCATGTGTACCAGCTTTAAAGTTCAGCTGATGCAGGGCGTGCATAACTTCACAACCGGCACTGGCAACACTTTTAAGTTGGCTTTATACGACAACAGTGCATCGTTCACTGCCGCAACGACCGCCTACACGGCCACCAACGAGGTGGCTAACTCGGGCACGTATGCAGCGGGCGGCGGTTCGTTGACCAATGTCACGCCCACGTCCTCGGGAACCACTGCGTTCACGGACTTTGCTGACTTGTCGTTTACCAGTGCGACTATTACGGCGTTTGGTGCCTTGATTTACAACGACACGGCTGCGGGCGACCCGGCGGTTTGCGTTTTGGACTTTGGTGGTGCAAAGACATCTACCAGCGGTACGTTTACGATTATCTTTCCAACTGCTGACGCAACCAATGCCATCATCCGCATTGCCTGATGAGGAGCGGATGTGGCTGATGTCATTGTTGCCTTCCAAGGCTGGAATGCATCTGGCGTAGGCTGGGGGGACGATCCATGGGGCGAGAGCCTTGCTGATCTTCCCACGGGAACGGGCGCGGTTGGCTCTGTCACAGTATCGGCGGGGGCAACTGCTGCAGTAACGGGGTTGTTGGCCACGGGATCAGTGGGCAGTGTTACGGTTACCGCAAGTGCGGAAGTCAGTGTTACTGGGGTAGGTGCAACGGGGCAGGTTGATCAAGTCACCGTAAGTGGTGACTCCAACGTGCTGGTTACCGGAGTGGAAGGCGTCACGGCCTTGGGCAATGTGACGGTGGCGACAGAGACGGTTGTGCCTGTCACGGGTGTGCAGGCGGTTGGCCAGGTCGGCTCGGTCGGCCATGCGGCAGATGCCAACGTCTCGGTTACCGGTGTTGCGGGAACCGTGGCCATTGGTACGGTAGTGGTTAATGCGAGCGCCAGCGCCCCTGTCACAGGTTTGCAGGCCGTGGTATCGGTAGGTAGTGTCACAACGGCGGCTAATGCAAGTGTTTTCCTGACCGGTGTTTTAGCGCTGGGCCAGGTCGGGTCGGTAACTTTGTGGGGCACAGTAGATGACAACCAGACTCCTAACTGGCAAAATGTGAACGATGCACAGACAGACAACTGGATTGTGGTAAATGACGGTAATACCGTAGTTTGGACCCAGGTCCTAACGTAAAGGAAGAAACATGGCAAGTACGTATTCAGACCTTAAATTTGAACTGATTGGCACTGGAGAGCAGTCAGGCACTTGGGGCGACACGACCAACGACAACATTGGCACGGCCATTGAGCAGGCGATTACAGGGTTTGGCAATCCAGTTTTTACAACCGACGCCAACCTGACTATTACCCTGACCGACACCGTTGCGCTACAGACAGCGCGGGCCTTGGTCCTCAACGCTACGTCTTCGGGCAGTCTGACGGTCACTCGTGAGTTGGTGGTGCCCACCATCGAGAAGCAGTACATTGTTCAGAACAACACCACGGGCGGTCAAAGCATCACGGTCAAGACTTCTGCGGGCACAGGCATCACTGTGCCCAACGGCCGCAAGGCGCATTTGTATGTGGACGGCACAAACGTCATCCAGATGTTTGACTTTGTTGACATCAACGGCGGCACGGTTGACGGTGCGACGATAGGTGCAGCGTCTGCGTCTACGGGAGCGTTTACCACGCTTAATGCCTCTGGCGCTACGACACTGGACGGCACTGTTGCCCTGGGCAACGCAGCTGGCGACTTGATTACTGTGCCTGGCACGGTGAACAGCAACTTAATTTTCACTGACAACAGCTTTGATATTGGCGCATCAGGGGCCACGCGCCCACGCAACCTATTCCTGGCCGGTGCTGCTACTGTTGCAGGCAACTTGTCCGTTGGCGGCACGCTGACGCTTACCGGTGGCGTGAACTTGAACGGGAACGTGACGGTTGGAGACAGCTCGGCGGATACGCTGACTATTAATAGCACGGTCACGAGCAACCTGATTTTTACCGACAACACCTACGACATCGGTGCAAGCGGCGCTACACGCCCACGCAACCTGTTCGTGGCTGGCAATGCGACCATCGGTGGCGCTCAGACGCTAACCGGCGCGTTGACCGTGGACAGCACAACGGACTCCACCAGCATCACCACCGGCTCCATCCAAACGGATGGCGGCCTGGGCGTGGCCAAGGCCCTGTTTGTGGGCACCACTACCAACCTGGCAGGGGCTTTGACTTACGGCGGTGTGGCATTAACCAACGCCGTTACGGGCACAGGCAAGATGGTGCTGGATACCAGCCCCACCCTGGTAACGCCGGCTCTTGGCACTCCCGCAAGCGGCGTGGTCACCAACCTGACCGGCACGGCTTCCATCAACATCAACGGCACCGTAGGTGCTACGACCCCTGCAGTAGCCACGGTTACCACCCTGACCGCTACGGCAGACTCGGCCTTTACATCTACGGGATCAGTCACAATTGCCAAGGGTACAACGGGCCAGCGCCCCGGCTCTCCTGTTGCGGGCATGTTCCGGTTTAACACCACGACAGCTGAGTTTGAAGGGTACAACGGCGCAGCGTTTGCGTCTGTAGGTGGCGCGGCACTGAGTAACGACACCTCAACCGCAACCAACGTATTCCCACTGTTTGCAAATGCAACAACTGGCACAGCGTCGAGCCTGTTTACAAGCAACGCAAAACTCCTGTACAAGCCCTCTACTGGCGAACTACAAGCCACAGCAATGGTGTCATCTAACGGCATTACAGTGAATGCCAATACGGTGGCAGAAAACTACACAATTGCAGCGACCAACAACGGCATGAGTGCTGGCCCTGTAACGGTGGCAGATGGAATCACAGTGACAGTCTCAAGTGGCAGCACTTGGGTAGTCGTATAAGGAACAAACATGACAATCACAATTAACGGAACAGGAACCATTACAGGCATTACCGCTGGTGGATTGCCTGACGCAATCATCACACAGCCTGAATTGGCTACTGGTGTGGCTGGTACTGGCCCTGCGTTTAGTGCTTATCAAAACTCGGCGCAAACACTATCTTCTGGCTCATATACAAAACTTCAGTTTCAAGCAGAAGAATTTGATACAGCAAGTGCGTTTGATTCAACTACAAACTACAGATTTACACCACAAGTTGCGGGCTATTACCAATTTGAAGGTAGTTTTGCAGTAGGTGCTTTTCCTACTGGAGTTCAAATTGCCATTTATAAAAATGGTTCACTG